AGAGTTACAGGGTTACCTCCACCCCATACATTTCCTCTGTTTTCTACTACAAAGAAGATTCCGTCAGAACCTTTGTTACCTACATCACCACCAGCTGCGATTGCACCAGAACCAACTGCTGCTGGAACTGCTTCCACCATTGCTGTTTCTAGGTAGTCCTCAAAACGTAGTCTAGTGTCATGCTCTGACTTTAAATACCATAGGTATCCGTTTGCTCCATCTTCTCCTGAAATTTCAATCCATCCGATTTGCGCCATATCAGAACCAGCAACTCTATACTTGTCTTTGATAATGATTGGTGAATTTTGGAAGATGAAATCATCTGAAGTTAATGATTCAGCCATTGTATCAGTTCCTTTTTTGAATTCAGAACCGTAAACGAAAAGAGTTACAGTTGAGTTTTGTGCCATTGCCTGACCAGCTGCTTCATAGAATACAACCGTTACAACTCCTGTAGCGTAGTTTACGTTAGTTACAATTGCTTTGTTACTTAATGTTGATCCAGGAGTGTTATCAGAAATCATAATTGTTTGACCAATTCTGATTGCGATTTGTCCTGAAATGTTTGCTGCTGCGTTAGTAGCAGGGTTTAATACATCGTTAACTGTAAAGTTAGCTGCTGCGTTACCTTGAGCCGCTGCATCGTCTGCGTTTACATTTGTATACTTAACGTGTAATCTACCTTGTTCTGCCCACTTAATCAAATCTGAGTTAGTTGGCATTTCAGCACCTACTTGTCTTAAGAAAGATGCTACTGATCTATTTCCATAACGCTCAAATTCTTTTTCATAGGTATCTGGTAAATACTGATTCAAGAAATTAAAGTCTGTTATGTAGTTAGATTGCAATACAGTTCTCTGTGCAGATGGCTGTAATTGAAAATTTGGGTTTAATAATACTGACATAATTACTTTTTTTTATTTTAATAATTTATTTAATACTTCTAATTTTGAGTCCTTTACCAGTTGATGTATCTCCTACCGCTCTTATTTTTAGCCCATCTTTTGAGAAAGACTTTGGAGCTTGCCTTACATCCATATTGATGTTTTTAGATTTTTTAGCAACATTATCTACGGTTGCAGCAACCCCTTGCTCGTAGAAAAATTTTGCAAATTTGTCTGGGTTCATTGCTATTGAAAGAGACCTGTGGTATCCTTCTGCATCAGCTATCAAACCATCTTTCATAAATTTCTCTAAAAAGATATTTACATCAGATTGTCTGTTTTTTAATTCTTGAGCTGTCCCAGGCTTAAAAGAAATTGACTTCTCTCCGACATCGAATTTAAAACCTTTAAATTCATCGTTAAAAACAGAGTCTGTTTTTTGCAAGAAGTGGTTGTATCTTTTGTTATTTGCCTCTTCAACTGATTTAGATTCCTCTATATAACTTTTATAAGCATTAAGATTTTTTTCTTGTTCATCAGATAACCCACCCCCACTTGACTCAAGAGGAGCTTTATATTTATCTTTCTGTTCATTAAAAAACTTTTTTGCTTTCGCAAGTTCTCGTTT